GAATGTGTCGATTATACGGACCCAGTGGCGCAGATCGAGGAAGGCTTGTTAAAGGCTGTCCCTTTGACCTCAGAGACGATGATGGTCTTCGAGTCTACCGGCAACGGCAACACAGGCTGGTGGGCTGAACAGTGGAGGTCGAACAAGGAGAAATACTGGCAGGGCAGAGCCGAGATGCTCCCTCTCTTCCTGCCGTGGTTCATGACGCCCGAACTTTACCCTCACGAGGACTGGATCAGGAAGTTCCCGATTCCTGGAGGCTGGAAGCGCGGCGAGACCCGCGAAGTTCAGGCGATGATCGACAAGTGCGAACTCTACGTGCGGTCTACGGAGATCCTTTCACGTATTTTGGGCAAGAAATGGCGACTTCCTGACGAGCAGGTCTGGTATTGGCAGTTCAAGTTCGAAGAAGCTAAGGGTCGTAGGCAGGAAAAGAAATGGTTGCGCCAGATGCCCTGCGACGATCTTGAGGCTCTGGTCGGCGAGCATGACTCGGTTTACTCAAGAGAGACCATCGCCGAAATCCAGACGACCCGCGAGAGGGAGACAGAAATCTTCGGCATCTTAGGCGGGGGGATCAATGAGAAGCACGACCCGCCACCGGATGACGTGGACTTCCAGAAGGCAAGAATCACGGTCAACTGGGAGATACCTAACTCCGCAATCCCGATAGAATGGATGCTCATGCCATTGAAAGGCGATACGGAGCACCTGAAGTTCGACCCGATGAAGAAGCTGATTGTCTATAAACGACCGCAGAAGGGCAGAAGGTACTCAATCTCCGTAGACCCTGGCACCGGCGTAGGCGGGGACCGGACGGTCATTGAAGTCTCTGAGGTCGGCAACAAGGGCTTTCCAGACATTCAGGTCGCAGAGTTCGCCTCGGACGACATCGACAACGTGGAAGTCTTTGCTTACGTCGCCTGCATCGCCGCGTGGTATGGGCAGTTCTACGACGAGGGCGAGACGGTGAAGATGGCGATTGAGCAGAAGAGAAAGTATGGAGACTCCTGCTATCACGCCCTGAAACTCCACGGCTTTAGGAACTGGCACAAGTTCAGGATGTACGACAAAAAGACGTTGAGAGAAAGACCCTCGGTGAACCCAAGGGAAGGCTGGTTCACAAACGAATGGTCCAGACCCATGTTGCTGAACGCCTTCAAATTTGCGATCGACAACGGCTGGTACAAGGTCAATTCGAAATGGCTTTTGGAAGAGTTAGAAGGTCATGAGCAACGAACCACAGAATCAGGCAAGACCAGAGCAGACCATGCTCGCGGAAAGCACGATGATCGCATATTTAGTGCGGCTATCGGCTATTTCATCCAGCACGACTTGGATATTTTAATGGAGCGCGAACACGTGCGCTGTAACACCCCCAAAACCGGAGAAGAGTGGGTTGTAAATACCTCGCCATGTCTTGGCCCGGTCATTGAGAACATCGAGGCAGAACGATTTGTGGAGTTATATGCAGAACGCTAAAGGAATCATCGGCGAAAAGGATCGCGTCGTCTACTGGGTGCAGAGATACACCCGCGAACTCATGCTGGCGCCCGACACCCGCCTCAAGCCCTTCCCCGGATGGGACCGCATTGAGTGCATGACGGTCGGAGAGACGGAAGACTTCTCCCGCAGGCTGGCCAAGCAGGAGTTTGAAAAATTCCGCTCGCTCAAAGTCGAAGAACATCTGCGCTACAAGGCGAAAAGAGATCAGTTGCGCTCGAACTGCGAACTGCGACTTGCCAAGGGCTGTATCTCGCAGGCCGACGAGTACGCCACGCGCATGACTTTGAGAAATCTGGACCTCAAAGATGAATTGCTTTACAAATTGCTTGCTAATGAGCCAGACTTATCGAGAGCATCACTCGAAATTGAGAAGTACGAAGCCGGAAAGATCAAGGGCAACTCTCAGAAGCGCCGTGGACTTGCGGACGATGAGATCAATGCCGCGAACAGTCTTGTGGAAGGGGTAAGTTAAATGGCTCCTCGCCGTGGCGTTAACGAAGGTAACTGGAACTGGCAACCGCCACCGAATGAAGGCGCGGAGAATAAAGCAGCCCGACAGGATTGGTTGCAGCAGGTCGTTTCAGTCGGAGAGCAGTACAATGCTTCCCTGACCTCCGCAAGAGACGTAGCCCGCGGTATTTCGATGATCTCAGGCCGCGCAGCCGATGCGCCGAATCAGGCAAGGTCCAATCTCAAGATCCCCAGAGAGAAAAGGGCATTACGGGAAGTCATCGCCAACATCTCAGACATCCGCACGATTGACGCCTTCTCTTCCGAGAATCCCTCCTACCAGTCCTTCCTTGAAATGCTCAACAAGATATGGAAGGCGGTCTACTTCGAGTCCAAGTTTCCTACAGCTTTCAAGCGTGCAGTGCAGTGGATGACCGTTGGAGGTTACTCCTACATCAGCCCGGTTTACCGCAATATTCGACTCTCAAGTAGGACTTCCAAACGCATCGACTTCGATGTTTTCTCCTCTCAGGACTGCCTTCCCTTTCAATTACCTGACGACAATGACGTTCAGGGGGCGTATGCGTGGACCCGCGCTATCTTCATGCCGGTCTTTGAGGGTCATGCGAAGTTCCCCAAGTTCCAGTCCAAACTGAAGCCGATTGCGCGGCGCAGGTACTCGGGAAACATTTCCAAGGACCGCATTGCTCTGGCCGAGAGGTTCAGAAACGACTCCAGAACTGCTTCAGGTCAAGCTCAGGGTGGAAACTGGACTGAGCAGATGATGGAGTTCCGCTACACGACAGTCCGTGACCTTTCAATCAATGAGGGCAAAGAGCCGAAGCCAATGGGGGATGCCGGCGCCCCGTGGTCCTATGTCGTACCGTTTGTCGGGCAGATGATTCCCACGGGGAATTGGACGCTTTCAAAAGACACGGGAAAGCAAGTAAGGGAACTCAGGAAGGCTGACGAGGAGGACTGCTACCTCTACCCCAATCTCCGTTTGTTCATTTCGCAGACAGGCATGAATGAGCCGATCTATGACGGGCCTTCGTTCGATTGGCACGGTATGCACCCGCTGGTCAGAGTCTCTGCCGACGAATGGCCGTGGGAGCCTGGTTATTCGCTGGCTGAAGACATTGATTCCATCGCTCAGGTCAGGCAGAAGTTCATGCGTGGTCTGGACCAGACAGCCAATCAGAGATTTGACCCCTCGTTCATGTACGACAAAAACGGTGGCCTGAACCGCAAGACTATGGAGCAGTTCGACCCTTATGAGGAGCGCGGTCGTCTGGGCGTAGATGGGCCGGTTGATGAAAAGACAGTCAGAACCGCGTTGCCTGAGAGCCTGATGACCATCCCCGAGTGGGCGTTTGGCTGGAACAAGACGCTTGAGGATCACGAAGACTACATCCTCGGCAATAACGCGATGGACAATCTGGCAAGGGCCAAGGTCGCCGGAGCTGACGATGCTCTCCTGAAGGCAATGGAAGAGGCTGGCCCGATCGTCAAGGATATTTCAAACTCCTGTAATGCCCCGGTAGAAGACCTGATGTCGATGTGCCTGTCGCTTGTCTTGCAGTATTACCCGACAGGCAGGATGATGCAGTACGTCGGCCCTGATGGAGTTTCAAGGGAAGTCTTCGATCTTGATCCAACGACCATCGTTCCTGATCACATGCCGCACGAGACAAATAAAGAAGAAAAGTCAGCTTTCAGCCGGATGCAGAGAACACAGAACTTCTGCGAGGCGGTCCACGCGACCATCGCGCCCGGAGAACTGCACGGTGTTGTTCAGACAGGCAGGAAACTGCTTCTGCTGCAACTCCAACGCAGCGGCTTCATGATCGACTCTGAGACTGTGGCAAAGGCTTGCGATATTCCTAACTACGGAACTATTCCGGGTAACACTGTCCGCGAGAAATGGAAGTCAGAGCAAGGCGAAAAGCTAGAGTTTGCGGTTCAGATGAAGCAATTAGAGACTTCATTGGTAGCGCCGCAGGGTTCTCCATCGGCGCCCCCGGAAGTCTCCAACCTCGTTTCCGGCCATGCGCAACCGGGAAGGCCCCCGAGCGGGAACCGACCACCTGAATTGAAGACCAAGGGCAGCGCGGAAGGCCCGCGCGCAACGATCACAGAAAGCTAGCCATGAATGACCCAAATATCAGCAGCGCGAAAAGGCTACCCGAATTCGATCGCTGGCGATATAGAACGATTCTGCGACGAAAAAATGCAGGAAGGATTCAGGGAGCTTTTGCGGGTAATAGCATCAGACGCCCCGATCACCTATCGCAACGGATGTCCAATGCTCACCGATCAGGAGAATGACGAATAATGCCCAAGCCTGACGAATTCGC